TATACTTGAGAAGCTGAAAGTCTTGATCCGGCACCAACCAATCGCTTTGCAGTAGGAAAACCATTTTCAACGGTTCTAATCTCTAAAGATACACCAAAGTTAGAAGACACAGATTTGAAATAAACGTGTATCTTCGTTACAAATACACCTTCTATACCGGTATTTGGTTGAGATATAAGAAAAGTTTGTGCAATTGGTTTTGTCATTTTTTTATTTCTCTGTGCCAAAAATCATTGTTCTATATCGGGCCGCCTTCGCCTACGCGCCCGGGTTCTCGCCGCCGGTGTCGCCGGGGTCGGGATCGCCCGGCGACACCCCGCCGTCGTGATCCCAGGACGGCCAGAAGTCGTCGCCGCCGCCCCAGGTCGGCAAGTCCTCGACCGGCGGCGGCGGAGGTGGAGTAGTTACATATACCGGTGGTCCAGCTATTACTCCATTCTGTTGTATAGTCTGATTGTCAGTTACTTCTGTCTGAGACAGTCTTGCTTCTCTAGTATTTAATATAGATCTAGCGGTAGAAACAGATAAGCCTGAAGCTGTATATATCGCCGATGCATCAGTGCTTATAGCGCTTTCTCCTTGTTTTAAATCAGATATGTCTGTCAACCTAAACTGTGGTTCTCCAATTTTAAAGGTATTTCTGGGAATAGAAAACAAACCGTTGAGTGTTCCATCTGATCCAACCACAAGACTGCTTCCCCATGAATTTCCATTAGCAGTATAATAAGTATCAACTAAAATGCCATTTGCCGCGGCTTGTTTTAACTGAAATAATAGAATACCGCCATTATCAAATTTCGTATTGTTTATTGTGCTTATTGTGTTTGCTGCTCCAGTATATCGATAGTACTTCACACAGTAGTTACTAACTCTTGTATTATTGAAATATGGATATACAATCGTATTTGGCTTTAGACCACGAGCCGTAAAAAATATAAGTTTTGGCTTTATATATGGCTTTATGCTTATATCTGTAACAAAAGTTCCTAGATTCAATTCTGTATTCGACGTCTGTGTTATACCAAGTGCAGTTCCAGTTCTACTTTGATCTAAAGTAGTCGTAGTGTTTATTTCAGTGGCATAGCCCGTTGTAACAGATCCATCTGCATTTGTAGTTGAAGAAACTACACCACCGGTCTGATAGGGGCTCCCGTACGAAGTACTGGAGTTAATTGTTACCCAATTATTCCACCTGGTTCCCCAGGCTGCTTGAGCCTCAAGATTTATCCAGTTAGAGGCAAGATCTAGATTATTTACTACGTCTGGAGAAACTGTTATATCAGGCTGAAGATCTCCAGAAGGATATAAACTTATATGTCCTCTCCAATTATAAACATTTCCCTCTACACAGTTATGAAACTTCGAAGCATATGGTTGAGTTTGTATTAATTTGTCGTTGTGATTTATGGTGATAACGTGGCCGCGCTGGCGGTAATTAGATCCAACACTATTATCTAAAATTAAATCTAGATTAAACTGTCTAAAGAATGGTCTTGCCTCTTGACGATCTGAGTCTATAGCTATAGAATATTGCGGGTGCTTTGTGTTGCCGACGTCATGCCCTCTGAACGGATCCACAAGAATGCCATTCTTAAATCTATTCTGGCCGGTAGCGCCGCTGCGGACCAGCAGATTTACAGTCGATTGCTCCAGCGCTGACAGCGATGTATAATACTCTAGATTTGATATTCTATTAGCCAGAGTACCGATGTCAGACATCGCGTATCTCTTGATTTGAGATAGGTCGATTGTCGGCGCGTAGTCATATCGGTTATATGTCCTCGCCTCAAGAGCAGATAGCGTGGGATATGGCAGTACGTCGATGACTCCAAGCGACATGGTACCAGGCTGCTCTACCGGCGCTCGTGGGTTCGCGTCAGATTTTCCCTCGGTGATCAACAGCTGTCCACCAGTTGTGACAGAGACTCGATCTCTTCTTGGTAGATAGTGAGATACTTTAGTCTCAAACAGTTGGTTTGGAGAGATTATGTATGATCCAAGCGATCCTGGCACGCTCGAGTCAGTAGCGCCTGTAAACGATATGGAAGTATTTGGATTTATCGTGGCTAATGTCGCATTAGCCGTCATCACCGCGGTATTGGCTACGTATGGTCTAAAGTCCACGCTGTCTCTCAAGTCAAACACTGAACCTTTGGTTGGCGAAGTAAACAGAGGAATCTCAGCAGTGACTATGGCATCGGTATTTGCCGCGCCGTTTACGTCGTCTATAGGATATGAGTTGGCGGTGAAGAATCCATGGCCTTGGGTTTGATCGTGCGTAAAATGATCAACGCTTACTTGAATCAAACTGTTTGGCGGCAAAGCTGCAACTTTTGATTTTAAATAAGCCAGGTCATAGTAGGCGTCTTTCTGGCCATTGTCAAGAGTAAACAATGAAACTGAGTCTACAACTGTGTCTGAGTATGATCCGGTGCTAATCCACACGTTATTTACTCTAAATGCATCAGATACTCCCAGACACCATGGACCCGTAGTGCCTCCGGCATTATTTGCCGTGTCTATTTTTATTCGAGTTCCACGCTGTATAGACTTGCTTATCGGAACAGTAGAATCTCTAAAAATATCATGATAGACTGATACACCAAATGCTGTGTTGGGTGTAGTTCCAAGCGATATATTAGCCGTAGTGGTGCTGGTAATATTAATGCTTCTGCCAGTCCGGTTTATCATAGATATAGGAAGTCCTGCCGGAAATACTAGCTGATGATTAACAGATGTAAACGTCTGAGAAAACGCAGAACTTACCGATAGATGCGTGCTGTTTATAATCGAAGCTATTGTTCTATCATTGTTGACAGTGGTGTTGGCAACTCTGATTACATCGCCGACTCTGTAGTTAGTTGTAAAAGTAGTACTGCTTCCAGTCAGATTACTGCCAGATGTGGTGACAGTTCCAGAATTGTTTGTACTAAAGCCATTTACAATTGGTATTAGAACAAATGTTTCCATCTGTGTCTGACTTAACGTTCCAACACCATATGTAAATACCTCTGATCCTGCGCCGTCGGCTGCACCAACGGTTACTGTCATATTTCCACTGGTATTAAATGTAGAGTTGGCTCTATTTCTGTACGTAAACGAAGTTTCGGTAAAAGAATCCGCTTTCACTGCCTTTTGACCAAAGGGAAACACCATCGTGCTTATAGAGTTTTCTTCTAGCTTGGCTATATTGGTATTGCTAGAAAAATCGTAGGTGAGAACTACGTCACCCATGGCTTTAACGGTAGAAGACGGGTAGTAGACTATGCTCTTCACGTCGCTAAAGTTTGCACCAGCATCCATCTTGATGTTAAACAGATATACTATGTACTTGGCATCTACACCTGGCGTTCCGGAAGAATACTCAATGCCTCTGATATAACCCGTGCCAATCCTTTTGCTCTGATAAGACGTGCCTAGAAAAGTACCGTTCGTGACTGCGTCATATGCGACAGAGTGAAGCTCTACCTGCGAGATACTATCGGTATTAAAGTCTCCGACAAACTCATTGCAGTAAACATAATAACCAAAGTTAGCTGATATTCTTGCATCAGAAGATGGTGCAGTGTCTAAACCTTTGCGCAGATCGACTGAGTTCTTATTCAAAAACTCTACGCGATAACCCTTGGCATAGGCAAGACCCGGCGATGACACGAGGTTTAGATGAGTTGTATTTGACGTCGTGTTCGCAGTATCGTTATTAGCTTTCTTAGTCTCAGCTGTAAGCAGGAACGGGTTAACGACAAAGTCGCCATTAGTCTCAAACGTTCTTCTGGCAAGCTGTGTGCCCAAAGCAGAATACTGTGGATCATTCTTTATAGTTACGGGCCTACCGTCGTTGAAGTCGCAGATTGAGAAGAAAGTAGACGTGTTTGAGGTATCGGACGTCGCGCGCGTTATTAGGTTTGGCGTAAGCTTTAGCCTGTGAGCACCTGGTGCGCCGTAGTTTGGAGCTCCCTGAGCGTTGTCATACAGCTGTGTATTAGACGCAGGAGTCTCAATGTTTTCAATAACACCAAATCCAACCGACACGTTGTTTGGCTGGTTTGAGTACTTAGTCACAAGAGAAGTCTGGTTCGCGACTCTTACAAAATAGCCTTTCTTAAAAATGACACCATCGGTTACGGTCATGGCATAACCGAAGCCAGCGCTGTTGGCCACCGTGGCAACTGTAACGTTACCGATCGCGACGTTTGAGGAAGTAGTTATAACAATATTTTCGGCGTTGCTAAACGCAGACTGGCCAGCGCCGTTTGAGTAAGTTCCTGAGTTTAGATACTTGATATACAGCGTGTTTAGATTCACGCCGTCCGACTCTAGACCAGTGACAGCGTTTACAACAAGCGCCTTTAGACCATTGGAGTTAGTGGTGATCCTTCCAATGAAGTCTGATATAGTAAATGCGGCACTGTTTGAATATGTGTCCTTGATCTTAACATATGCATACTTATTGTCAAAGGAAAAGGCACATCCCTCGATTACAGATCCTTCCTTGTATATGCTGCGTCCAAACTTATTAATCTGATCCTGAAGTGTGCTTTGGACCTGATTCATCTCACGAGCCTGAACCGGCACGCCAGGCCTATACAGCACAGCATACTGATTAGCGTTGTCCGAGAAATCGTCGAAGTATGGGGACAGAGACAGGTCTGTATCTAGAGCCATTATTTCCTCTAAAACTTAATGATTATATTTATTTTCTCGGTGGAGGTATCTGACCTCTCAAACGGCAATATATTCTCGAGATATGTCGTCATACCGCTGTATCTTACTAGTTCTGGATACCGTATCGTATTAGCCAGAGTGCTGAGACCAACGGCTCCTGAGTTGCTTCCAACTATCTGGTTGTTTCCGACCGTGAAGTTTCCATATACGTTATATAGAACCATGACAGGAAAGGTATTAGATATGACGCCGATCGTGGTATTGCCGACAGCCTTTCTGAGAGTATCACCAATTCCAAAGGTGCCATTAGCACCCACACATTTTATATAGACACCATTAGAGTAGATAGCAGTAGCTGTACCGCCGGAGTTACATGTCAAAAGGTCTCCATTTATAACTTGCGCGACGTTTGCTGAAACTACTATGTCTCTATCGCTATTAAATGTCAGAATAGTACCATAGGCATTTGATATCTGTTGTGTTACTTCCTCAAACTGCTGAAATGAGCCTGTGTTTGAGGTAAGCGGTATGCGGCAAGTCTGCGTAAATTTAGAACCAAAGTTAGAAGTGGCATCTATGTCACCATTAGACATTGTGATAGATACTACATTGGCATATGCATTTACCGCTGTGTCATACAACACATCATTGGCACTGAAATGTCCCTTAATATTTGAGACTCGAATCGATGTGTTGCTTATTATTTGAGTTACTCTGGCTTCAGCACCAGATGTAACTGCAGAGACTGACTGTACGTTAGATGAATCTCGGAAATAGGACACGGTAGAATTAGCGAAATTATTTGCAGCAGTGGTCAGAACATTGGCCTGAGCTCCGGAGTATAGTCCTTTCACAGCTGTGTTTGAGTTGTTAGTTGCAGCTGTTATGAATGGTAGACCTGAACCAGTACCCAGAACGTTTTTCAACTCAAGATAGCTTGAGTTTGAGTATACAACTATGCCGGCAGAACTAGTATTGGCCTGATATGCAATTTCTCCTGGAGTAAAACTTATGCCATTATTGGTTCCAAGATATAACTTGACTCGATCGAAAGTATCTAGAGTCAAGGTAGCATCAGCAAAAGTCGGATCCTCGAGAATCCCGATTCTTCTAAACTTTCCATTAATCGGAAACTTATAGCCCTCGTTCTGGCCATTTGAGAATGTTACCGAGATGCTGGCATACTTAGAACCCAATTCCATATAGGCATTAGCGCCGTGACCAAGAACAGGGCTTATAACTGCCTCAGCTGTAGCATTAGTGCCATACTGGCTGTTTGATGTTATAGTAACGGTCGCCTCGGTGTATCCGGAGCCATTGTTTATCATCACCACATCTGTTATCTGACGCGCTGGATTATTATTACTGGTATCAACATATGCGTATGCTATAGCTCCGTTTCCATCACCAGTTATATTGACTCTTGGTGATATGACAAACTCAGTCAGAGTATCTGGAGTAATGCTTGTAGCAAGCACAGTAGAGTTACCTATTAGGCTACCATTTGCGTTTTTTATGAATATTGGTTGGCCTATTTCAAACTCACCTACTGGATCTGAAATGGTAATATTTGGAAAGCTGGCGACCACATCGATATATGCTCTAGTATTAGACGACGCACCCCTGACGAATAATCCAGCAGTAAATGTTCCAACTACTGACTCTAACTCCATAGCAGAACTATTAGAAAAAGCTATTACGGCATTAGCGCCCTGGTCGACGTCATCTTGATCAACCTGAGTAACTTTCTCTCCAGTAAAGAAAGTCTTTGATGCCGGTGTGGTATTTGAAATATTTAGTCTAATTCCATTAATATTTGAGTAGCTAACCGTGCCCGTTCTGTTCTGCGTTGTAATTGAGACTGGTGTTGCGGCTGCTGGAACAAGATAATGTACATTTGATGTCAAATTAGAAGTAAATGGAGTGTTAGCATCGACTATAATTATAGTACTATTAACCGATGTTATTCTTCTAAGTTGAGTATTGGCATTATCGCCAACGTTAATGAAGTCATCAGCAGCATAATCTGAAACAAAAGCCGTGCTACCATTAGCTATAACGAAATTGTTTCCAGATATAATCCTGACCAGACCGGTTTTTACAACACCGGCAGAAGCGGTATTATATATTGGTAGATTCAAAGAAAAAGAATTGGATGTGTTATTCTTGGTAACAATAAAGTGTGA